ATTTGGATGGCATTGTATAATAAATATGTTAATAAAATCTTACGATTAGAATAATTTCAAATGAAGGAATCATTGAAACCAGAAAATAAAAAAATAGTTGCGCCGTCGTCTGTTCCCCCCTTGGAGGCGGATGAAGAGACGGGTGTGGATTTTACAATACCGGAGGATAGGAACTACGAACGCCTGATGGCGAAGAGTCTGAACGAACACGAGATATCGGCGATGAAGAGGCTGGGATACTACCTGGCGACGATCGGGTTGCCGATCGAGGAGGCGTGCGAGCTGGTGAGGATAACGCCGGAGGAACTCAAGGCGCTACTCGAAAAACATCCGTACGTGCGGAAGTACCTCCGGGTGAAAGAGATCGAGCTGAAGAAGGACCTACTGAAGATTCTCGCGCTACAGGCGAAACAAAACAAGAACGAGAAGTGGGCGGAATGGATGCTCGCGTCGAAGTACCCACAAGAGTTCGGAAGCGGAAAGAAAAAACAGGTCGAGGACGAGGGCGCGAAGATGATGGGGGCGATGCTGCAGACGATACGCCAGGACAACACGGGGAACACGCTGGTGGAGAAGAAGGCGCTCGTGATGGTGAACAACGGAGCGGGGCTCGCGGGAATCGACGGCGCAACCTCCGAGGCCGCGGAAATAAAACAAATGAAGCAGACGATAAACGACCTACTGGAATAAAATGTCCGAGATAGACCTCAAAACAGAATACGGCTACGACGTGATGGAGCTGCAAAAAAATCTGAAGGACAGAAAGTGGAGAATCAACAACTTGTACTTCGTTCGCGACGCGAGCGGAAACAAGGTGCTGTTCAAAATGAATCCGGTACAGGAATACATCCACGACAACCTGTGGTTCTACACGATAATTCCGAAAGCGCGACAGCTCGGAGTCACGACGTTCTTCACAATCCTGTACCTGGACCAGATTCTGTTCTCGGACAACAAGATGGCGACAATCATCGCGCACCGACAGGAAGACATGAAGAAGATCTTCAAGGACAAAATTAAATTCGCGTGGGACAACCTACACCCGTGGTTGAAGTTCATGATCGGCGAGCCGGACTCGAACAACGCGAACGAATTGTCGTTCCCGAATGGTTCAACAATCAACACCGCGCTCTCGACGAGATCGGGAACGGTGCAGTTCCTACACATTTCGGAGTTCCCATACATCTGCCAGAGGTTCCCAGAGAGAGCGGAGGAAATCGTGACCGGTGCGCTGAACTCAGTGCACTCCGGCAACATGATATCGATCGAGGGAACGAGCGCAGGAATGGAGGGGTACTTCTACGACTTCTGCCAGAAGGCGGAGGAGCTCAGACTGTCGGGAGCAGAATTGACTGCGATGGATTTCAAAATAATGTTCTTCCCGTGGTGGATTGATAAAAAGTACACGCTCGAAGGGGGTGTGGTAATCAGCGAGGAATACAAAAAATACTTCGAGTTACTAAAATCAAAAAGTGGAATCGAACTAACGGACGGACAGAAAAGATGGTACGTAAAAAAGAAAGAGACGCAGGGGGACAACATGTTCAAGGAGTTTCCGTCGACGCTCGAGGAATGCTTCAAGGCAGTCGTCGAAGGATCGTACTATGGAAAGTGGATGAACAAAGCGTACTTGTCACAGAGAATCGGAAGGGTGGACACGGACGGAATGAGAAAGGTGGACACGTACTGGGACCTCGGTATCAATGACTCGTGTGTTATTTTGTTTGTGCAGCAAGTCGGGTGGAGAATAAATTTCATCGACTGCTATTCAGGCTCGGGGGAAGGGCTCGCACACTACGTAAAAGAAATCGAGGAGAGGACAAAAAAGAACGGATGGAGACTTGGCAAGCACGTGTTCCCGTGGGACGTCGACACGAAAGATGTGGGTTCGGGTTTGACGAGAAAGGAAACACTGATTCAGCTCGGCATCACAAATATCACGGTCGCTCCGAAGCTTGGGGTGGCAGATGGAATAGAAAAGGTGCGCGGGATGTTCTCGCGATTTGTGATTGACGATACGAAGTGCAAACCGTTGATTGCGGCTTTGACGAACTACAGGAAAGAGTGGGATGACAAGGCCGGCGTATGGAAAGACAAGCCGAAGCACGACGAAAATTCGCACTGGGCAGATCCCGTTCGCGTACTCGCGACAACGTGGGTGGACACCGAGGTGTACGGCGACCAGGAACAGAACGACGAAATGGAAAGACAGCGAAGAGAGAAAGACGGGGTGTCCATGTTCTAATATTCAAAATTCGTTTTAGTTATCCACAAATAAGTAAATAGTCAAATACAAAAATACGTAGTATAATTAAGACAAGATGAAAGACTCAGAAATAAACACGCCGGGCAACCCACTACACAAACACAAAGCAATTCCGTTACCAGCGGGGTTCTACGATAATACAGAAAAAGAATATCTTGGATTTCTGCAGAAGAGACTAGAAGATGCGAAGAACCAGAAATTTATTCCGTGGGCAGAATTGAACGACCTGACGTGGCCGAAGTACGTCGACGAAAACGAAAGACTGGCAAACACGTACGTTCCACAAAAAGTGGAGAAGGACGATATCGTCGCGTCGGCCGGGACACTGGAATCAAAACTTGATACGTTGCTCTCTAATTTAAATAATCTAAACCTGGAACCAGAGGTTTTGTCGTTTGATAAAAACAATGTTCCAGACACACAGGCTGGTAGTACCATAACCGAGTTACTTGGTGTGTGTGCGGAAATGGACCGGGCGGATGGTGGTGGTGACGAGGATAAGAAAATGATGAGACAGAGAGAGCTCCTGAAACAAGGAACCGTCTTCGTTCAAGATCAGTGGTTGAAGAGATTTGAATACAAGGGAAAGAAAGATAAAACATACACTGGTCAGTTCAAAAATTATGACAAAGAAAAATTGAAGAAAAGTTTGGAGTTGGTGTTCGACGGACCGTCTCGCTCTATCATAAGCCCGGACAATATGTACCTAGGAAACATGAGACTGTTCTACATGGACGAACAGCCGTTTATTTTTGCGGCAGTATATGAAGATTACAATGTCGCGCGTGGAGTTTATGGTCAATTTGAAAATTTTAAATACGTTGTGCCCGGTGAATTCAAGCAGGATCTAAAGGCGCAAGCTTCGTCGGCAAGTATCTACAACAACACCTGGAGACTAAATGCGCTGAAAGATAATCAGGTTGAGATAATCATGTACCAAGATCAGCCGAATGACGAATTCCAGATTTTGATAAACGGAGTCCCAATGTTGCCGATTGGTTTCGCCTTGAGCAATGTTGCCCCAGGTGGACGATATAATATTATCAAGCAAGTTCTAAAACCGATTAGAAAAGATTTCGCGCTCGGAAAAGCGTTTGTGCAATTTGGTTCGGTGGTCTACCTGTCACAGCTCGTCGATGAAATGCTAAAGTTGTTTACACTAAAAACACGAAAGAGTGTTTCTCCACCATACACAAATAATTCCGGTCGCTATGTGTCACCAAACGCTTTGCGTCCTGGTAGAATTTCTATGAATGTTCCAGCTGGTGCCTTGACTGCTATTGGCAATGAAGGCCAGGGAGTAACCGCTGGTGAATTTGGTTTGCTAAACAATTTGTCAGACAAGATAGATAATAATACAGTGAGCCCAGTATTTTCTGGTCAGCTCGGTAAAAGTGGTACTACAGCTACAGAGGTGCTCGAAGTACAGAAGCAGGCAAAGATGACCCTTGGCCAGATCATCGCGTCGGCGATGTTGCTTGAAAAGAAACTTGCTTATCTTAGAACCTATTTGATTTTGGAAAACTGGTTTGAGCCAGTGTCCGAAACAGAAGTCCTAGATGAGGCACGAAAGACTTTGGTTAAGAAACAAGTTTACAGAACAGACACGCGTGAGAGTTTTATAACCGGGGCTGGTAAGGGTATGAAAATGTTCAAGGTGCAACCGCGCCCACATCCAACCGGACGCGCTCTTAGAACCGAAGAGGACAAATACGAAAAGATGTACGGGACACCGATCCGTATTACTGTTATAGACCCTGAATCAATCATGGATGCTCAGAGGAGATGGTTTATCGTTATCACACCTAAAGAGAAAGAATCATCAGCATACTACAAGTTGTTGTTTAGAGAATACATAAATGATATAATTGCACTGTCACAGTTTGGAATATCACCAGATAGAGATGACTTGAAAAAAGAATTCTCTAAGGTTTGGCAAAAGTCATCTGGTAAGGTGTTCGCTCAAGACCAGTCTATGCCGGGGATGGAGGATGCCGAGAGTTCTGGTTTGAGCCCAAATGAAAAGGTGAAAGCAATGTCAAACGCTGGTAATATACCATCAGAAATATAAAATAAAATGTTTAAATATCGTTTAATTCACCAAGAGGAACTTGAGAGAATTAACAAAGAGAAGGGAGCCCTCCTATCTGAAGTTAAGGATCTTAAAAATAAGCTAGTAGAACGAGAAAAAATCGTGATTGATTTTTCTATTGGCGAACCAAAATTCAGAAAGAGCGAGGAACGCATCGCCTACATATCCAAGGTTGCAGGTTTCTATACCGATGTTCTTGAGAATAAATTGAAGCTTATGATAAACAATACTCACACGGAAATGGAGGGCACCGAAAATAGTCGCGACACCGATCTTATCCTTAAAGGCACCGTTTATGCGCTGAGAGAGATTCTCTTGTGGGGAGAGACTCTTACCTCAGAGTATAAAGGTTTCCTGGTGACTCATAATAAAGAGTCGTCGGATAAGCCGGAGGATAAGATAGCGAGTTTATTAGTTTAATCATTTAAAATAATGATAATAAAAGATGGAGAAGGTAAGGACGTAGAGGTCTTCACCCCAGAGGAAGTGAAGGCGAAAGTTGAGGAGGCGACAAAACCTCTTCAGGTCGATTTGGAAAAACACAAGGTAGATTTGGCAGCTGCGTTAGCGGCTGGCGGAACTGACAAAGACGAGAATATCAAAAAGATGCGCGAGGCAATCGATCTTAAAAACAAGGAGATTACTGAACTTGCAAACAAGGTGACTAATTTGCCTAGCCAAATAAAGGCCGAGTCACTGAAAGAAGCCCAGGCCGAAATTATTCTTGGCCTTGCTGGAAAGGATGAAGATCTAAAGAAAAAGATCGAGTTCTACATGGGTGAATTTAAGACCCAACCAACCAATCAAAAAGAATTAAAAGAATCGCTCGAGAGGGCCTATGTTCTAGCAACTGGAGGTCAAAAGCCTAAACCAGGTGTATTTGATAATGGGGCTATAAACGCCGGTGCTGGTTATGGTGGAAGCAATAACAATAACAATGGCGGGGATTATCTCCAGAACGAAAGCGCCAACGCTAAAGCCATGAGAGGAGCTTTTGGAATTTCAGACGAAGACGCTAAGAAATTTGGTAAAGTTTAATAATTTAATTCTAAAAATATGGCAGAAGACAAAAATACAATAGAAGTCGAGAGAAAAGTTTTGGAGGACGTTTTGGGTAAAATAAAAGACCTAGAAAAAGCTCGAGAAAACGATTCTAAGATGATCGAGAAATTGACCGAGGACAATAAAATGTTACTTGGTATCGCAGACAAGAAGAGACTAGCTGATTACGAAATCAAAAATAACAAAGGTGTCCTAACCAAGACTGCTAAGGTCTGGTTGTACGATGGCAAGTTTATCGTCGGTTGGAAGATGGTGTCAAATCGTGTGGTGGCAAACCTACACCGAAACATCGTAGAGTCGGAGCAGACTATCAAACTGACGTTACAAAAGACTATCGATCCAAAGGATGGGACAGAAGAAAAGATTGTTCTTTATAAAGAATTTATTGACCAGAAAGTTTCCGAGGAAGGAGATGTTATTCGTGTAATTTCGGAAGAGGATAGCACATTTTATAAGATTCAACTTAAAGATGGTCGCGAAGTTGAAGTTGACGTTAAATACTTAAACTAACATGCAAGACAGATTTATTGGACCATACAAGGTCCTTAGTATTACACCAGTAGAAATGAAAACCGCTCTCGGTAGCGAAATAGTGGAAGTTTTATTTGAGGATGGACACAAAAAATTAATGCCAACTAAGGCTTTTGATTTACTGGTGTCTGAAGCTGCAAGTGATCTAACTAGCATCTCAGATAAAAAAATCGGTGAGATTATGAAGAAGTGTCTTGAGGTTATTGAGGAGTATGACGTTGATTTCTTCCAGTGGGAGAAAGTGGGTCAAAAAATAATTACCGCCCTAAATGAAAATATGAATCGTGCTCGTAATTATTTGTGGTTTAAAGATGACGCTAGATTTGTTGCCGGCATAGATTCCGAGAATGATGTTTCTCTACTTATGGTAAAACAAATCGTTAGCCAAATTCCAAAAGTAAATGGAGAAGAAAAAAATACAACAGAATAGTGCTGAACCAGTAGAGAAAGATATATTGCCTTTACATATAAAGGAGATAGATCTTATCTTGAAGATGAGAGAAAAATATCGGTTCGGAGAAATAACTATAAAAGTACGCGATGGACGCCCTTGGAGTATTGAAAAAACTACCATAACCGAGGTCCTTGGTATCTTCTAGTTTATCCACAGGTATTATAGTTTGTTTTATTTATTTAATGTAGTATAATATAGATACAGTTAAATAAGTTTCTCTATCGAAGAACGACGAGAATTAAAAAGTTAATAGCTTTTTACCTCGCCGTTCTTTGTTAATAGCGAATGGCACTTTGTTTCAAAGTGTCGTCCGCTCTTAAAAAAGGGGCAGTCGTGTCAGAAAAGACAATCACGTTAAACAAATCCCTGTTTGGTCCGAAAGGACAGCGTCCGTGCGAGCGTCATTGCATAAATGGGTTTATAAACTTAATTAAACAAAAAAAATGTTTAAATTAAAACAAGGTTTGACAAAGACTGTTTACCTACCGGTAACCACGTCAACAGCATTAGCGGCTGGCGATCTATTGACTTTTACAAGCGGTAAGCTTGTAGCAGCGACAGCAGCCACCACCGCCGCTGCTATCATTGGTGTCAACGTGAAAGCGATTGCCTCCACTGATTCAGATTATGCTACCGCTCGACTTATCCCAGTCGAGGTTCCTGTTGAAAGGAATACAGTTTGGGAAGCTGATGTTACTTCCGGCTTGGTAGCCGCAGACATCGGTAAGGAGGTCGATTTAACAGACGCATCAACCGTAGATCGCTCCGCGACTTCTATTGGTGCCGTTATGCCTGTTGCAGTTATCAGCACCACTAAGGGACTTTTCAGAGTTAAGTTCACTGGTAGCTACTAATTTATTAATTAATTTTTAAAAAGTTATGGAAATGAATATCAATAGTTTCCCAGATTTCGTCAAAAATGCCGAGATTTTGTGGAACATGGGAGCGGCTTCCGTTCCTCGATATGCTCGTTCTTCAGGTCTTTTCAAGGAAATTCCAATTCCACTAGAAACTGGTAACACCAGAGAATTTAGTGAAATGGAGACAGAGGAATATGCCTCACGTAAAGGTGAAGATGATCAGTCAGAGAGAGCAAAAGTACAGCAAGGTTATACCAAGATTGGTAGACTTTACCGTATTTCTAAGGATGTTGGCGTGTCTTACGAATGGAGAACTCAGGGTAAGTATTCTGAGATCAAGAATCGTTTGACCAACCTAGGCCGTTTGGCTGAAAACCGAATCGACTTAGATCTTACTCACCGCATTACCTTCGGTCAGTCGACTTCTTACGCTGATCAAGATGGTGTCACTGTCGATTTGACAGTCGGTGACGGTCTAGCTTTGTTCTCAACCGCTCATACCTTAAAGGCTTCTGCTACAACTTTCAGAAACATTCTTTCTGGAAACGCAGCCTTCTCACAAACCGCTCTTGAGGCGATGGAGAAGATGAGAATTGAAAACAGCTTCAATCAATTTGGACAGAAAATGACTGTCCAGGATGATATCTTGTGGTCAGCAGAAGATCCAAACACTGTTAACACAATCAAGATTGTGTTGCAGTCTATGGGTAACACTGCCGATTATAAGAATAGCGGTGTGATTAACCCTTACGAGAGAAAATATAAGCATGTTGTTCTTCCAAGAATCGCTACAACTGCCAACGGTAACGTTGATGCAACTAAGGCGAAGTATTGGGGAGTGGCTTCAAGCCAGCTTTCAACTGCATACCTAGGTATGCACGAGGAGCCACACATGAAGATGCCTACTCCAGGTAGCAACGCTGAGGAATTCTCAACAGACGCATGGAACTTCGGTACCCGCGCAGGATACATGATTACCATCGTGTCAGCTAATTGGATCGCACTTTCAGAAGGAGACGGTAACTAACCTGTTCAGCCCTTATGGGCTGAATGGTGGACTCTAAAAATAAAGTCTAGCATTTAGCCCATAAATTTATTAACTAATTTACAAAAATATGTTTCCAATAAGATATCAAGCATTCACAATAAGATCAGCGGCGATACTCACCAACTCCTATGTTGCTGCAACGATACTTGGCCCGGTTGATGACACCGGAAAAGTAGCCGCTAACGTAGATAAGGCCAACCAACTAGAGCTCGAATGTATATATGCAAAGGGTTCGTTGACCTCTTTAGAAGTTAAGATCGAATTCTCCCAAGACGGTATCAACTATGTCCAGGAGACAAACAAATCTGTTAGCGCCGGAACATCTACTTTGACACTAAACGAATACTCAACAACTGCAGCCACGAGCTTCCACATCTCTATTCCGCTCATGGCAAACTACGTGAGAGTATCTGCCAAGGGTACCGGTACAGTAACTAGCTCTAGTCTCGCGATTGTCGCTAAATTAGGCTGGAGATAAAAACATGAATACAGAAGCCGAAAAAACATTAGCTGAAAAACAACTTCAAATCAACACATTAAACGAAAGAATATCAGTCCTAAGTTCAGAGGAAGATAGAATAAAGTCCGAGATAGAAAAGCTTAACGAAAAGAAAAAGACAGTTGTTGATTTAGAGGAAGAAATATCTAAGAAGAAAGGTATCATCTTTACAGTAGATACCGAGATTTTTGATTTAAAATCTACGCGTGATTCCCTATTGGGTGAGATAGAAATAATCAAGTCTCAAAGAAAAGAGATCGACAAGAATAATACTCTGATTTCATCACTAGCTTCGCGTGTAATATCCCTCAATTCTGAGAAAGATAATTTACTGAGTGCTATCAAGTCTCTTGAAAATCAAAAGGCATCGATTAAAGAAGCCAATGATGGCCAAATTGTAATACATGAAAAAGAGATAGAAAAACTAGAAAGAGAAATCCTGGTCTTGAACGTCAAGAAAGATGAGTTGACCCTAGAGAATATTAAGATTTCTGGCGAACAGGAAAAGATTAAACAGGAAACTTCTATCATAGAAAGGAACCTATTGTCGTTGGCTGAACAGAAAGACGAAGTCACACTAGAGATAGAAAAAAGAAAGTCACTACTGTCTGATCTACAAAAGGCAAAAGAAGAAGTTGAAAAATATGTAAAGGAAGAAACGGCTAAGGTGGATGAGAAAGTCGAAAGATTAACAAAAGAACTAGACGAACGAGACGGGGCTCTGTCTGTTAAAGAGAACTCTCTTAGGTCAAAGTCTGAAGAACTCATACGTTTCAAATCTGAGCTCGAGAAGGTGTACGGCAAACCGATCTCGATTAAAATAACTTAAAACAATGTACAGCAACCAACAAGAAGTGGGGTTGCCACTTAAAATTAAAGATGAAGGGGTTACACTGATACATAATACTAACTCCCTTGATTTCAAAGGGGACGGTGTTTCCGGCTCTCTTGACGGTATGGGTGGGGCAGAGGAAGAAATTCCTGGTGGAGGGGGCGGCGACCAAACAGGTATCTTGGGGTGGGATATAGGTAACGGAGAAGATGCCATCAACGTAGGAATCGCTGGCCGTGTCCAAGCTAGTTATAATGGCACAATAACTGGTTGGAGATTAAACTCTGGAAACACCGTTTCTGGTTCTATAGTAATTGACGTTAGAGAAACTACTAGCGAAAACACAATACCAACGGGTGCTGACAGTATTGCTGGTTCAGAGAAGCCAACACTGGTAACACAATCAAGTAATTCAGACATGAACCTTACAACTTGGACACTGACAGTCACCAAAGGCAGGTGGTATTGGTTTTATGTTGAGAGTAACGATGGGCTTCGTCAAGTAGTTTTATCAATAGAATACAACAAATCATAACATGGCAAATAAATTCGCTTGGGACATTGTTGGTGGGACAGATACAGCTCAGACCAAATCAATCACTGGTGCCACTAGGGCTAACCCTTGCGTTATTACTGTTGGTGCGGGGCATGGTTTTGTCGCAGGACAAAGATTTATTCCGTCTGGTGTCGGTGGTATGACGCAGCTTAATGGTCAGCACTACATTGTCGGAAATGTTTTGTCATCGACTACTTTTGAGTTAAAAGATGTGAACGGCAACGCAGTAAACTCATCAGCTTATGGTGTATATACTTCTGGTGGAACTATTTCATACTGGTATAAACCTATTCAGTCGATCACAAAGGCGAACCCTGCTGTTGTGACATCAGAAGCGCACGGATATACTAATGGAACTGTCTTGTTTTTCAAGGCAGATGGAATGACAGAGTTAGACGAGCTGGTTGGTACTGTTGCTAACGCCACTGCAAACACTTACGAAATAAGTGGTGTGGACTCATCAGCTTTCGGAACTTTTACAGACGGATACGCTCACCGCCCATTTTTGAATTACAACACTATCGAAACGTCACTACCTTCTCCATTTTATACTTCTGCCGATACAGTCTACGCAAAACAAACGTGGAAAGATGACGCCTCGGTCATGGTCGGTTCTGGTAGCATCGTCTTTGCCCGTGGTAACGTAGATGTCACCACATCTGTTTCGCTTGTCGGGGTAATCACTGCTGGAGATTTTATAGGTCTTTCTACTGCCGTTGGAACTGGTTGTGCTTCTGACCCGACGGTGACAAGACCAGAAACATTCTATAAAGTTTTGAGCGTCGTGGCCGCGAAAATAACCCTAACGACTCCTTTTGACGGGGTAAACAGCACAGTTTCTTCGGTTAAAAGATTAAGGTCTGGAACAGAAATTAGAGATACTGGTTCAGCGGCTTCAAATGCTGTCACCGCTTCAAGGGCTGGTACAATCGTTTCCGGTGGGTACGAGTTCGTATCTGGTCAGAAAATTTCAAGAACGGGTGAGACTTGGATTCAGCCAGTTACCAAAAACGCTGATTATAGATGTTTGCAAAATAATGCGGTTAGTTCGGATTGGTCATACTTCGGTTTCGTGAATGGCTATAGAGGGGTAACGGTCAACGGTAACGGTATCAACATGAGTCGTAACTATATTTATGCAACAAACTATTACGGCATAGACGTTGCCTCGACACTAACTAATGTCACAATCACAAACAACATCGTATCGGCTGTTGTGTCTGGGTACGCTGGTATTTACAATCTAGGAACTATCCTGAATTCTTGTGTGGCTTCTTACAATTATGTTTTCGGGGTGGCAACAGGAACGATAAATGGAATACTTTTGGGTGCTTACTCATACGCATATAGAAATCAGGTTTCTTTCTGTGCAAGAGGTATCATCTCTGGTCAGAATCTCTCTGGAGCAATAATGCGCGAGAACAAAGTTTATGGTTGCATGAATGGGTACTTCCGCTCTATTGACACGCAAGTAATAGGATGCTCGGCTGAAAACTGCACATACGGACAAACCAATTACCAACCTACCAAAGGGGGAAAGGTAGTAAATTGCACTTTCACAACGTGTACTTACGGCGGGTACTTATCGCAATCAATAGGATTAGTGTTTGAGGGTAATTCCTATGTTTCTTGTGGTCGTGATTTGGGAGGAGATTCGTATTCCACCAATCTAAAAATAAGCGGTCACTATTCGACCACTCCAACCACCTATGCTTTTGACGTGTCGGCGACGACTGGCCTTGAAATATCAGACTTCACCATTGACTCTCCAAGCATCGCTAAAGCATTCTCGGCGATTCATATACAAGATGGCCTGCAAACACCAGCCTACACGATCACAGCCTCACCTCAGTTTGCTGATGGCCAATACTTCTTAGACGGACAGTTTACAAAAGACACGGCAGACACTTACGCCGGTGCACCTTGGTCTTATAAGTTCACGATCCTCGGCACAAGCACCTACCTAGTCCGAGATATAAATGTCTTTCCAATAGCTGTAAGAAGCGGACACGGTGGAACGCTGACATACAGACTAAAACGTAATGCTTCGTGGGCTGGGACACTCACACCAAAGTTTTACCTCAACGGGATTCTAATCGAAACCGAAACGGCAATTACAACTGGAGATATAAGCGATTCATCTTACACCGAGTTTACCGCCACAGTAGCTAATGGCCCGATTACAACTGACGGCGTTCTGGTTCTTGCATTTAATTACAACGCCACCGCAAACGCCCTGAACTTACATTTTACTAGCTGGATAGAATCATAAAATATATGCCAATAATGTTAAGAGGACTGATTTATATACTAGCAAACACGGAGGTGGTCGCCCCTGCCTGCTTTTATGGTATTCAGTTTCCTTTGCTTGGTGATTATTCACCTACTTTACCAACCTCACCTTGGTCTGCCTTTATAAGTTAAAATTATGGAAATCAACAATACAAATTACAAGTTCGTTTCATTGTTCATTCAACATGATGGAGTAACACCAGCTCTGGTTGATATTATCTTTACTACAAAGTGTGGCGAAACCCGTGATAACTACAAGGTGCAATTATTCAGACAAGAAGCTATTGAGTTTTTCGCGTCTCGACCAACGCCTAGAAATCTATACGAGAAACTCTGCGATGATCTGGGTGTTGATTATTCGTTGATACCTGAAAATATATAAAACCATGCCGAACCTAGAACACAAATATAAATACGGAGACGTTATACTCTTCAGATCTACTGGGGGCTTTGTCAGCAACGCTATCGGTAAGATAGACGGCTCGGAATACTCTCATGGAGCTATCTTTTGGAAATACTCCGACGGCGTACCTCTCTTTATCGAGAGCCATGAAGCTCGAGGTGGTGTAGTAGTTAATAAGCTTCAGGAGTGGGGTAATTTTGACGTATACCGACCTTTGCACCTAGCGCCACGTCCGGTAGATGAAATGCTTAGCCTGATCGGACGCAAGTACGATTATAACCTCTTATGGTGGATATTTAAGTCTAAGGTACTAAGGCGCAAGCAATATAATAACGATGATTTACAGTTAATCTGCACCGAGCTAGTCGACCACTGTTATTACTATTCGATTGGTAATGGTTGCGTCTGTACACCGAAGACTACGCGTGACTTTTGTTTGGAGTTCGCGGTTAAGATATAAAAAACCATAGTATTTTCCACAGTATTTATTAGATAAAAGTATATAAAAATGTTATAATAATCATATGGAGCAAGCATCCTCAGACACTAAAATATTCGGTATTTCTAAGATGGTAATCGCTTCTTTTCTCGCCGGTACTGGAGTCATCTTATGGATGATGAACATAATTTTCTCTCCTATAAATAAAATAGAAACAGACATTGCTTTGATACAAAAAGATATTTCTATAATCAATTCCAATCACTTAACTCACACCCAGGATATCGTTCAATCTATAAAAGAAATAAAGACCGAGCAGGTGGACCAGCAAAAGCAAATCATAGATCTACAAAAGCAGCTTTTAATAATATTACAAAACTAAAATGAATTACATATATACCCAGTCTTATATTCAGTCAAGAATGGCCGCTGGGATTCAAAATAAAATTGGTATGTTAATCGACCCTGTCGCGACTGTAAACCAGGGCGCGCGCGAGTTGAATAAGAAACTCCTACTTGAGAGTCGTACTCGTAAGGAAAATCTGTCACCATCTGTTGTCACTGGTAAATACGACTACATACTTCCAGCTGACTTCTCTGGTAAAAGAATAATTGACATTCCTTCGATCAGCGCAAGACGTCTTGGGTCACTCGAAATCATCTCAGCAGTTGAGTTTGATACTCGCCCCAGATTTGGTAGTATTGCCTTTAAGAATTACAATGGTATCAAATTGTTAAAATTGTACGCCAGCAATCAGAGCTCGATGTCTCTTGTCTCCCAGCTTAGTTCCCTTACTGCCGATGGCGGAACCTGGGTTTTATCTGGTGACGGATCGAATGTTCGAGTAGACACTAACAACTATCCATATATAAACCCGGTCATTGCCTTCGACGTCGCTGCTACCGGGCTCACTACCGCTGGTATAAAAAACACAGCACTTACTTCTTTTGACATCTCTAAATTCATTTCTTCTGACGGAATGGCCAAGTTGAATGTTTATCTAAACAGCGCCCTTACAGTCAATAGTATCACTCTCAAGCTTGGATCTGATTCTTCGAACTACTACTCCATCACCGTGACTAAGCAATTTGATGGTTCTGATTTTGTGGCGGGCGACAACACCCTTTATTTCAGGGGCTTTACTGCTACCGGTTCACCAGTCGCAACCGCTATCGTGTTTGGGGAAATAATCTTGAACATTAGCTCGGGACATGCAGTGGCAACGGATTTCGCGGTCAGCGGTCTTTCTTTGCTACGAGGAATTCCGACTCCAATAATTTACTACAGCACCTATAACTGGGTCGCGAATGACAACCTGACGTACAAACTAGACGCTACAAGCCCACTCGATTACTTGATTGCAGACACCGACGATGTCGACTTACATATAAACGAGGCAGTGATCTGCGCAATGCGAGAGCTCGGATTTCCACAGTCGACAATATTGGCGGAGGAAAATAGACAGGCGATCAAGATAAAAGAATATATCGCAGACAATCCATCGGATGTTCTAACCTATACGACTATCTATCAAGATTTCAGTGGGGACGGGTTCCATACATATCCAACGAATGATGACGCGACCTTTATCTCGTAAAAAATGAAAGACTTATTCATCGACATAACAAAACTGAAGACCGGACTCTACGCGCTAGAGGATACAACCAATGCACCGATTGGTAGTTTTCGCAAAATGCAAAATGTTCAGGTTACTGATCGTGGTGGAATTGCCCCGCGCCCCGGTATCGAACAGCTCGGTACAGACGAAGTGGTATCTGCGGTAAACAACGGAGTTTTCAACTTCAAGAGATCGTTTGGCTCAAATGAAATTTTGATAAAATCTTATTCGACAAAGGTGATGATTTACTCTAAGAATCATCCGACTGCTGGCTGGTTTCCAATAAAAACTGGACTTACAAGTGGTAAAGAATTTGGATTCGCGATATCACTTGTGAACACGGACTTCAAAGACTACGTTGCAATGTGTAACCGTTACGACCCGTACATGGTCTGGGATGGTTCGGTCGCTCAGATAACCGAAGCGCTGGCCGGTGGCGAGACTGTCATCAAAGTGGATAGTCTTTTGACTTCCGAGGTTTTGTACTCCGGCACAGCCACTGCCAATTCCGCAACGACACTTGATGTGGCTGGCACCCCATGGGCAGCGAGCCAGTGGAATAACTGCTATGTCTACATTCCTAGTACAGGTAAGGTTAGGAAGATTACTGCAACGACAACAAATCAGATCACATTCAGCACACTCGGCTCTGGTCCGGGTAATGTCGCGTTTGAAGTTAGAAGTCTCGTGTTCCCAGAAAGCGGTACTGTAATTTACAACGGTACGACTATTGCTTATACAACCATCGATGTTTACAACCAGCTACCAGTTGCATCAGCTCATGCTGCGCCAATAAATTCCGGTGTCGCGACCGTGCCGGTTGAGTACCCAGCTAATCCGCGCGGTAACCGACTGGCAAACTATCTCACACGAATCGCGGTCGGAAATGTCCGATCGGCGGTGGCACGCGACTCAGGCGGTGCGCTACAGGGTTACGCGTCAGCCGGCTCACTGTTTGTTTCAAAACAAAAGGTGCCGACAGATTTTACATACACCGCGACTAGAATTGCCGGAGAGGGGGATGTTATTTCAATGCCATACGGTGGTGGAGATATTACTGATGTGCAAGCTCAAGAGGATTCACTTTATGTCTTCAAGAAAGAATACACCGAACAAATACAGTATTCACAAGATGCCAATGATTTGGCTGTTCGTGTTCCGCTCAAGCCTGGTGTCGGATCGGTTGGTAAGACAATCCGTAGTACCGATGATATTTATTTCTTCACCCAGGACGGTAAATTCACCACACTCGGCCGTGCTAAGTTAAAAGACTTAAAACCTCAGACCGAGAACGTTGGGTATTTTATAAAGAGACTGCTTGATACTTATTCAAAGGAAGAGATATGTGGAACCGAATACAAAGATAAGATATATTTTTCTCTCAAGTCTAACGATACGACACCGTACAACAACATCACGCTGGTTTATAATAAGAAAAACAAAACATTCGAGGGTGTCTGGGATATCGGTGCTTCTGGTTTCGTCAACTTTAATTCCCTACCTTACTTCGCCGCGTCCGACAGTGTTGGTGTCTTTCAGTTGTTGAAAGGAACGGCTGACGTTATTGGTGGCACGCGCTATCCTTTCTCTTCCGATTGTGAATTCAACCTTATGAATTTCACCCCTTCGAAGGCCGACATCCAAGCACTGAACGGTATTTACCTTGAAGGTTATATTAAGGGCTCGACCTCAATTAACTTCAAGGTGTTTAAGGGGTTTGAAACTTCTCCATTCTTACAGTTTACCTTCACCGGCACCGAGAGTCAGTTCCTATCCGGTTCACTTTCTGGATCGTTCTTGGGCGACCTGCCAATCGGTTTACAACCACTTGGGACTATAAGCGAGCCAGACAACGATGGCCGACGCCACTTTATGTTCAAGGTATACTTCCCATTCCAATACGACAATTACTTCACGTTGGGTTGGAACTCGAGCGGTACAGATCTAGATTATGAAATGATTCGAGCTGGTTTGATGTTGAAAGAAGAATTCTCAATGAATCAAAACCAGGTCAGAACAACATAATAATTTTGAATTTTATTAAAAATGTAGTATAATATAAAAATCATGGCAACCAAATTTATAACAGTTCCAGCAAAGACTCTCGCAGCCACAATCATAGCATCGGACATGCTACTCAAGCCGTCTGATATTTTGGGGTTTGATGGAGTAGCTCTTACCTCTTCAATTATCGGAGACATCTGGTATTGTTCTCTGAAAAATTCATCTGGTACTCAGATGGAAATAATGAAACTTGACCCAACTACTGTCGCAAACTATGCGACAACAGGTATCACGATATCAAAACGTGGTCTGTCTTTTGATGGCGCAGAAACTGAAGTTACCGCGAATAAGTTAACCTGGATTAAAAACGAGACAATCATCAACTTCGGTACAGACGTTCCACAGTTACTCGAGCTTATGGTAAAGAAAGAGGGTAACGAGACCATAAATGGGGTAAAGACTTTTGGTTCGTTTCCTGTCACCCCGTCATCTTTGCCAACAACTAACTATCAAGTCGCGAACAAAAAATATGTTGACGATAAGACCGGCTCAGCTCTAGCTGTTGAAGTCACACAGCCATCGCACGGATTCGCAGTTGGGGATATTATTAGATTAAATGGAATAAACACTTATGCAAAAGCTCAAGCTAACTCGGCGGCTAATGCTGAGGTGGTGGGTATTGTTACTATCGTTACTGATGCTGACAACTTTGCTTATACCACTGAGGGTGCTGTAACCGCTGGTGTCCCCGCTGTCGCCGCCGAAACTGTTCTCTTCCTATCGGCCACCACCGCTGGTGCTTTAACCGCCACTGCCCCAACTACTGCCGGTTACATCAATCTTCCACTGGCTGTTGTTACACAAAATGCTACCAAGATGGTGTTCCACAAATATCGTGGGTTTGAGATCGGGTCAACAACAGCTCAGGCTTCCTCGATCACTACGTTCGTGGCTTCAGGCGCAACGCTTGCTTTAACAACTGGTGCAAATGATAAGGTGGTAGTGTGGGCAACGGGACAGTGTAACACCGCATCAGCTAGTACGCACTCAGTCAACCTTAAATACGATGGGGTAACCAAGGACACTGTTCAGGTTGACATTGGTAGTTCGAGTTGGGGAAGTGAAATATTCCCGTTCGCGCTACACTATACAGAGACACCTGGGGCGGGAACAGAAAATGTTACAGTTGATGTCAGTGAGGGCTCTGTCTCAAACGTCGTAATCATCGCTCAGGTTATCACTCCTGTCTCAGTCTCTGTTGGTAGAACACCAAATGTTCAGACAGTCGCTGATGCCGCTACAATTACTCCGGTTGCTACGACTGATGATGTTGTAGACGTCACTGCTATCGCTCAGGCTTTCACAATCGCTGCACCTACTGGTACTGTCGCAAATGGTCAGAAGCTTTTAATCCGAATCAAAGATAATGGCACTGCTCGAGCTATTACTTGGAACGCAATCTATCGAGCTGTTGGGGTGGTATTACCAACAACAACAGTCTTATCGAAGACCCATTATATCGGTTGTGTTTATAATTCAAACGCAACTAAATGGGACGTGGTCGCTGTTGGGCAAGAATAAAAATATGGAAGTAACATATCAATCATCAAATAATTCTGGATGGGTGGACGGCGGTACGACACGAGACTGCGTTGTGTCTAAGCCGTCAGGTCTTTCGATCGGAGACTTATTAATTTTGCAATTTCAGCAGGAAACGAACGGGTTACTTCCAAGCTTTAGTGGGTACAATTTACTTGCGTCTCAACAGCAGGGGACACCTGGTGCTAGAATGACGAACGGTGTTTACGTAAAAATAGCAGACTCTAATGATGTCGCGCAATCTTCTTTTACATTTCAAGCCGACGCCACGTCCGGGGCTCACTGCGCGGCTCTTCATCGTGTGAGCGGTGGATTGTCTGCTAACATAATCTCCTCTAGTGGTGTCACGGTCAATAGTGCTTCTGTCTCTATTTCTGGACTAACACAGGAAACCGAAAACAATCTGTTAGTCTTTCTGGTCGCCGGTACAGACGATCCTTCGACCGTCTCATCTTATGCAATAGCTAACTCTAATCCTTCGTGGAGCGAGATATTCGATATTAGTGCTACGTTAGGCGATAGACATTTTATGTCGGCGGCCCATGCTAGTCGCGTACCAGCAACAGCGACCGGTAACATTACCTGTAGTGTTTCAGAATCAACCTCGGATACGTTTGTCTGTTTGCTATCAATAAGGCCGTCAACTGGTAGCTTCTTCAACTTTATTTATAACTAATTTAATAAAAAATATATGAACTCAGCATTTAATCAGACAGGACAAAACCCAATATCGACATCCGGTGTATCTGCGGGACCGGCATCTTCAGCGACCCAAACTATTACTCACGGTCTAGGACGAACCCCGGTTATTATTAGATTGCACGGTATCGGTTATCAGAAAGGTGGTGAGGGTAGCCCACATTCTCACGGACTATATTCATCAAGTGGAAATAGTTGTGTTTATATGCCACAGTCTAGTGAGAATGTAACACCATTATCTTCAGGTTCTTATTCTATACACCTTGATGGGTCAACTGGCACGGCGACTGGTGTTGTCGGTAATTTAACAGCCACAACGTTCGATATTGTTTGGACAACTGGCGGTAGCGGCGATGTAAGCACCACAACAGTATTTAATTGGGAAGCTCAATAATTTAATAAAATAAAAATATGGCATCAGTCGCAAAAAAACTATCGTCAGTCCTAAAAGCAGCCGGGGTGAAAAACGCCAAAACTGGCAAGGATATTTCTACTAAAGAAATCAAGAGCGTACAAAAGTCGTCTGGGTCTTCGAAGTCCACGACCACTACCCCAACCGTGTCGACATCTGACTCATCTGGTTCAAAAGCCGATGCTTCCGTACTCGCACCATTCATAACCGCTGGAAAAGAAACCGAAGCTGAGTCAATCTTGAATAAGGATGGATATACACTTGGCTCTGCGGTGACCACCTCAGACACCACCCGCGCTGACGACAGTAATATAAATGCCAATCTGTCCAACCTGGAAAAAAAGGTCAAGGGTGAAACTATCACACTGCCAGATGGAAGCACGACCACAAAAAATCCATATTCGAAATTAATCAACGACCGCATCGACGAACTCGAGGCGCGCTATGAAAGAGAAACAGAAAGAATCAAGGCAGACTACAAATCGGAAAAAGAATCCACGGAAGAAACACAGCGACGCGAAGCCGGAGCAACGGGTGCCGGGGTCTTACGTATGGGTGGATACCTTGGTGAATCTGGATCGGGGACCGGAGTCATGCTGACTCAGGCCAAGCAACATCGCGACGAGGTCCAGTCTCTTCTTTCAAAAAGAGACAAAGCGCTATCCGACGCACGCACTGCTTACGAGAATAACAACTTCGATCTATCAAAGTTGTTGGTGGAGACCGCAACCAAAGCCGAGGAGCAAGCATACGAACGTAGCCAGGATTACTTCAAGAACCAGATGACCCTCGCTAATTTCAATATCGACAAGATTGAAAACGATCTTAAGGTCTTGTCTTTTATGGATCTAGATGATCTAAGCGACGACCCTGACGCTCTTTCCAAATTGTCCGAGATTGATTCATACTACAAGGCTCCAGGTTTCTCGTTGAAGTACATCGAGGCAGCGAAGGAAGCAAGAAACGCTGACACCACGAAAGACCAGCTTGCTGTTGATAAGGCATACCTCGACATTCTATCGGACATCCCATACGGACAGACTGTCGTATTGCCGGACGGTAGAACATACACCGGACTCAAGGTAAGCAAGACGGCAAGTACTGGTCCGAATGTTCCGATGACACTACAGCGCGCCATTGACCTAGGGTTACCTGACGATGTTGTTGGTATGACAGAGAAAGACCTTGTGTTTTCTCTCGAACTAGACAATCCTCCATCATGGTATGTTAAGTCCCAGGTGGCAAATTTAAATCAGTCTTTTGCGTCAGATCAGGCTTTATATGATACAATTAAAAAAGACTGGGGTGCATTCCGTAACCAGCCAGACATCCAGACATACCGAAACACCATTCGATTAGATTATCGAACTGGACTACCGAGCTCGCAGGATGACTTAGCGGAGATACAGTCGGCAATTCAAGCGTTAAGCGGTGAATAATAACAATGTCTTTTTTAGATACTTTCAGGCAGAAAATAGCGTCCAAAGATAAGGACGAGAATTCGTTCCTAAAATCTTTAGATAAAAAACAGGATAAGAGTTCTGGTATATTTTCAACGGAAAGCTTTCGCTTCAAACCAAGTCCCGTTACGTCTGATGTAATCAGCACCTTCAGATCTACCGCCAAGTCGTTCGTCGACGAGGCAACTTCAGATAAAATAATCAACACTGAATTCTTCAAGAAGGGGCGTGCAGCCGGAGATGAGGTTGCTGCTTTAATAAGGAAACCACTGGCTTCCACCTTTGGGGCTGTTGAGAGTCTATCCAAAGAGGTCATTGACGCTCCGGAAAAGATATCGAGAATCCCAGCGGTACAGAAGTCTCTTAAGGTTCTGGGTGAAAGGACATCAGGTACGGGCGTTTACTCTACAATAAAATCAATCGACCCAGACAAAACCTTCGGTGAGGTATACGCTGCGGCTCGCGCCTATCAAGCAAACGACCCTTCAAAGCTAAATCAATTTCTATATCAGCTTGGTGACACGCTACCGCAGACCGGTCTTGGTGTCGCCCTCGCCTTTATTCCAGTCGCTGGTGGACCGTTGGCTACCACATACTTTACTGGTCTATCGGCCAATGAACAAATAGAAAAGAAGGGGTATGTATACAGTCCCCAGAATATTCTTGTCGACGTGGCGCTTGATCGTGTACTTGGCGCGTCCATTACGTCGCTCATGAAAGCGCCAGGTAAGTCTCTAGCTAAGACACTCGCAACGTCGTTCGTTTCAGAGGGTGGAACAGAAGTAACGCAAGACCTACTAAAATATAATAATGATTACGCCCAGGCAACAACCGAAGAAGAAAGGAGACAGATTGTCGACGAAGTGAAAGACTACTTCAAAAGCGGACAGATTCTTATGACTATGGGAGTCGGAGGAATTTCTGGTGCCGGCGCCGGAGGTGGTGCATTCATAACGAACCAGGCGGTCCAACAATATCAGCAGATGACGCCAGGACAAAGACAGGCTGGATTCGTTAGAATACCCGGCATGGACGGGAAGCAGGGTGTGGATGTTACCGGGCTTAATTTAAATAACCCAATCGACACCGTGACTGAGATTATCGACACGCACACAAGGCAGTCCGAAGTTGTTTTGAACGACCCGGATATGGTCGAGATACTAAAGCAGCCTGGGGCAATGAAGAGCGAACTTGAGAGTTCCAGGAAAAACCTTGCCGACGGGCTCGATGCTATAGGCAATAAAGAACTCGCAACCAAAATCCGAGGAATTGAGATCACAGAAAAAACAACCCCACAGTCTCTAAATGAACAAGCAAAAGCCCTGGCCAGCGAAACATCTATCGTGGAGAGCGATGGTTTTACTTTTCAACAACCACTTCGAAGTCAAGCCGAGGATAAGGAAATTGCTGAGTCGGTTGTTTCGGCACGTGAAGAGCTGAATTTGATGAAGGAAGAATACAGTCAGATGGAGAAAGCTGGCGCCCCGGCCGATACTCTTGCGAGACTACGGGACAGAATGGCTGGACTAGAGAGTACGTTCGTTGGTACCCAAAAAGAAGACCAGACCATTGTCACTAGAAATCAAGCCGGCCAAGTAGACCGCATTGTCGACCCAGCGCAAAAGGATCTACTCTACGACTCAAAGGGACCAAGTAATCTACAGCCACCAGGACAGTACCCCGCTACACCAGGCCGTTTAAGCGCGTACAATGCGTTCAGGCAGAAGGCGGCTAGTTTGTGGGATAGTATACTCGAAAAGGTTCAGAACGACTGGATTAAAGTGGAGGGCTGGGTCAAGCAGAAGGGTGAAATCGACGCCGACAAGAACCCAGTCATCGCGAGAATCCTATACCCAGGACGTCTTAAAACACGCGTCACCAATGCGATAGACGAAGCCAGGGCAATCGATCTTGATGTCGTCAAGACAGCGGAAAAGCTAGACATAACAGACGAAGACCTAAATAAAGACCTAAACGATTATTTGATTGCCAAGCACGCCCCAGAAAGAAATGCTAAGCTCGGCGACAATGCGGCCGGTATCACAACCGAACAAGCCAACGAGAATCTCAAAAAGATTTCTGAATTACCATACGCCAAGGACATCGAACGCCTTGCGAACCGCATATACGATTTAAATAAACAAACACTCGAGATACTCTACGCCGAGGGTAATCCATGGGGGCTTATTAGTTCCGAGACAAAGTCACTATTCGAATCAACCTACAAGAACCACGTGCCACTCAACCGTATATTCGAGGAGACAACCGACGGCGACATTGTCAACGTCCTAAACAGCAAAGGTCTTGATGTTCGAGGTTCTGGTCTTAAACGCGCCAAGGGTAGCGAACGTAGCGTGTCCGACATCCTAACGAACGTTACCTCGAACCTTGTTCAGGCAATTACTCGTGCTGAGAAGAACTACATCAACTATCAGATTTACGAGATGGTGAAGTCCAATCCTGACACTGTAGCCTTCGTCCGTGGTGGTGAGGCTATTGGTAGAGGATTCGACGAGCGCATAATCTTTGCCCCAGAGAACGGGGAGAACATTCTACCGGTCATGGTGGACGGCAAGCAAAAGTATATTGAGTTCACCGACACCGATTTTGCGAAGACAATCCGAACGGTTGATACAGAGAAGATGCCAGCGTTCCTAAAGTTCGTTGGTGCTTACGGCCGAATGATTTCTCAATTAGTCACCCGCTACTCACCAGAGTTCTTACTGACCAACAAATTCCGTGACGTCCAGGAGGCGCTAGTCTTTGCAGCGGCACAACCTAAATTGTCTGGTATTAAATCGTTATCAAAGCAAGCGAAGAAACAATTAAAAATAGAGGGCGAAAAAGCCATCTACGATTATTTAAATAAGAAAGATACGGAGGGAACGAGATTGTACAAGCAGATGGTGTCGGACGGCGGAGCGACCGGAGGGCTCGGTATGAACACGAGAAAGGAAGTCGAGCTGAACATCGAGAAGATAAAGAAACTAAACCGTAGCAAAGGACGACAAGCGCTCGAGAAGGTACTGAATGCAATCGACGGCGCAGGTGAAATAATCGAGAACTCGACCAGGTTCGTGGTGTACAAACAGGCACTCGAGAATGGACTGTCGAGGAAAGAAGCCGCCGTCCTAGCCAAGGAATCGACCGTGAACTTTGACAGACGAGGAAAAGCCGGACCGGTTATCAACGCGCTGTACATGTTCTCAAACGCTTCGATCCAGGGTATCGCGAAGAACCTACGCGCGCTACGCAATCCGAAGGTGCTACTTTCGACCGCCGGTACAATCATGGCGGCGACATTCGCGATAAGTAAATACAACGAGGGAATCGACGAAGACTGGGAGGATAAAATCTCCGAGTTCGAGAAGGCGGGAAGCCTAACGATTCTATTGCCGATGACCGACAAGAACGGAGAACACTACCGAATCGTGCTGCCGATTGCCTACGGTATAAGATTCCTAAAGGTAATCTCAAACGAGGCGTACCAACTAACCAAGGACGAGAAGCCGAAGGTTACCGAATCGATGAGCCGAATCGGTGCAGCATTCATGGACGGCTACAATCCACTCGGAGGAACAGACTGGGCGTCGACACTGACTCCAACCATCGGAGACTTGTTCAGCGAAGTCCAGGCAAACAAGAAGTGGTCTGGCTCGAAGATCTACCCAGACTACGATCCGAACATCTCGGACTCGAGGAAGTATTTCGACTCGCTCGGGGACACTGCTATCGGCAGAATGTTAATCTCGTCGACTAAATTTCTATCAGACAAAGAGATACTAGACGTGTCACCAGAGACGGCGAACTACGTGCTAGAGCAACTAACCGGAGGACTCGGACAGTTCACGAAGAAGGTGGTAAACACCGGTAAGGCGGTCGTAAGCGGTGAGGAAGTTCCGATCTCCGAGGTTCCACTTGTGGGAAAATTCCTAAAGGAAACGGACGCACAGGCAGCCGAGAAGTACGGCAAGTCGGAGGACAGGAACATGATAAAGGAAATCAAATCCGAGAAGGGAGACGCGAGTTTCGATGTCAAACAGGAAGCGAAGGGTGTGATCGTAGAGCTCAAAGGTAAATCGAAGGATGTCGTGACCAAAGAGTTGACCGACCTATTCACAAACAACAGGCCGGTATACGACCAAGTTATAAGCCAACTCAAGGAAAAAGGAAAGGGTCTGACCGACCTCGACAAACAAATATCGTCACTCAATATAAGCGACGAGTCACGCGCGACATACATCTACACCAAGCTCGAAGCGTTGAAGACGGCGAAAGAGAAACAGGACTTCCTAAACAATCTAGCAGAAAAGAAACTGATTAATGCAAAAATTCTGAAACAAGTCTTAGAATTAAAACGACAAGGAAAGCAGGAGTAGCAACGACAAGCATGAAGACAAAGTAGTACAGCACGATCTTCAAAAGTTCCCGAGCTTGGGGTGTGTATAAAAGGATAGCGCCAGATATTGCTAGAAAAGATATAAATGGTATCATATAGATAGTGTAAAGTATTTATTAAATTAAGTCAACAATATGGAAAATATCATTTCGACGGGCGCTAGGCAGTCCCAGAAGGACAAGAGAACGGTCAAGGCCGAGACTCTAGTCACTGGAGCATTAGACGAGTTCGTAAAAGGAGGGGTTGAGTACCTACCAGAGGACATTCTACACCAGCACAATGTTGGTATCTGCACCGCTATCTCTTTAATTCAGAACCGCAACAAGGCAAACGGCAAGAAATATTCGCCGGACTTTCAATACTTACTACAAAAGAAATACTACGATAATATAGTCTACACCGATTGGCTACCATGGACTGAAGGCTCTTCTGTCTTGCACTCCCTAAAAGTCGGTAAACGTTTTGGCTTCTTGCCGATTGAACTATTTAAAGATTTAAGTGGTACACCATACATCACCGAACAAGACCGTTACCTATCATACGAGGACTACATTCATAAGTTAAAGATTATTCCAGAAGCTGAGATCGAACGCTTGCTGTCCCTTTGCGTCGACAAGATTCCTGGCTATGCTTACGTTGATGTTTCAAGCCCTTACACGATTGCCAGAGCAATCAAAGACTCAGAAAAGCAGGGTGGAGTTATGTGTATGTTTTCTATTGGTAATGAGTGGTGGACACCAAGTTGGAAAGAAAAAGACATCAGTCCGCTCCGACCACCAAAGGTTCATATCAGCGGTCACGCTGTTGTAAAGTCCCTATTTGATTTTAATATCTACCGCCTTTTTACTATCCCGAACACCTGGGGTACGACCTGGGCAAGAAAAGGTTGCGCTGACATTATATGGGATAAGTATAAACCGATTGAAGTGTGGAGAATTCTCGGCGAGGTTATTGTTAAGAAGTTCGATACTGACTTGAAATTTGGAATGTCAGGCGAACTTGTAGTTAATTTACAGAACTTCTTAAAGCTCAAAGGTTTCTTTAACTATGAGTCCACCGGTTACTTTGGAATTATTACCTGGACAGCAGTCAAAGCTTACCAAAAAGCGCGTGGCATTACTCCGGTGTCTGGATTCTGGGGTCCAATCTCGAGAGCACAGGCTAATAAAGAATTACTTAGCTAACACAAAAGCCACCTTCATCGGGTGGCTTTTAGTGTGCTCGATTATTCTCCTTGAACCTTGTCTCCTTCCGGATTCCATTGAGTATATCTCGTTGGATTGTTTGTTGCGGTACCGAGTTGTTCCGCAGCTTTTTTGTCGTCTTTGAGCTTCTTCTCCGCCTCGGTTATTTCTACTGGGTACGTCCACTTTGATTTGGATCGTAGTTGTAGTTTACCTAAACCTTCAACCACGAATTCCTCAGTGTTGGTATCCAACATTTCCTGAAGGGCGATAGCATGGATTTCTTTTGCTTCGACTTCGAGCTTGTTGATTTCTAATTTGAGTTCGGCGAGTCTTTGTAATTTTGATATTTCCATATTATTTTAATGTTATTGATTCTTTATATTTTTGAACTCTAAACTCTTTCATCTTAGAATACCAGGATAGATAGAACGAAGCTAGATTTTTAAACGCTTTATACGCTTGGTTTTTATTTGGTATAAAGTAATCTTCAAATTTTGCTTGGTCCTTCGACATCTTGATTATTCTAAGTTTCTTTATTCTTAACCCTGTCATCGTCCGTAGAAAGGTCTCGTAGGCCGACACTTGAAGTGGGTAAGACTGATCGTCTACGAAATTCGATGTCTTATAATCCAATATAGCAAGCTCGCCGTCAAGTAGACACAAGAAGTCGAGCGTGCCGGCGCTGACCCCTGGAATACCCACGAGAATCTCGGCCGCAATCGGTATGATATTCCTCTCGCGGAACAGCTTCTCAATCGCCCTGGCCGCTGCTATGGCTCGCAGGTCGGTCTCCACGATACTCTTGTTGTGTTCCTCCAGATAGTAACCGAACGGGTCCCTACCCTCGACTGTCTTGAAGAACAGGCGGATATCCGGCGGTTTGTTACCGTGCTTTATCCACATATTCACGTAGTTCTCCACAGCTGAATGGGCCTGGTGACCTACAGCAGCCGCATCGTCTCGGTTGTCTCGGTGAGCAAATTGCGCACCTTTGAGCAATTCCTTCCTGTCTGCATCCTTGATATCAACGACCGGGCCAGCGAACAGTCTTTTCCATCTGTCATTCTCTCCGAGCCACTCAATACCTTTCTTAACCGCCCAGTATCGGATATGCTCCTTCTCGATCATCTGCAAGATCATTGTCACGGAGTCGACTACTTCACCGAGTCCTACGAACTCGTAGTGGTGGCCGAACTCATCGTGTTTGGGGATGATCTTACCTAGAACCTTGAGGGCAATTACCTGTTTGATACGGTCGGCTTTCTTTTGATATTTTCTCTTCAGTTCTTCTGCCTTGAAAATGTCATCTAGTGTTGTCATTTTAGAATGCTCCACCGATAGGATCGGTTTCGTCGTCTTTCTTAAATAGCTCAATTCCCATAATCTTTAACGTGGACTCGTCCGCTGGTGTGTGATCCACCTTGAATAATTTAAGGGTGTTACCAGTCTTGGTCTTACTGATCTCAGTTAGTGTCACACGAACACAAACTGGAATTGGTAATCGTTCTAGTTTTTGGTGAAGGATAGTCGGAGCAAAGAAGGTAACAATACCATCTTTGGTCTGGACTTCGTACACGTGGCCGACTCCCTTGCCGGTGTCGCGCTGTGTTTTCTTACCAATTAAAACCCCCTCGACTGTCTTGGGAGCAGTGTCCCACTTATATAACTCACCGTCTGGAACACTGTTCCAATTAATCTCTTCTGACATAATAATCTTTAGGTCGGTGCCTAGTGCTGCGCCTAATACCGTTTAAGGTATCTTTTAATGGCTATGCTTGTGGCTATGACCAATTATTACTGCTTGGCTCTAGTAAATCCAAGCTCCACTCGGACAAGAGCAGAAAGGAATAGTGAAGGGTCGATACCGTGTTGTGTGAAAAAATAAGCACCCACGGACAGTCACTACTCCTTTCTAATCTTGTCTCTTTTATTTCTTTGTTTAATGACATCAGACACGGTTGACCTGTTCAAATTAAAAATAATACCGATATCATTACCGTTAAAACCCTCGATACTTAACTGTCTCATTATGTCATCTCTTTTCTTTAGTAGGTATAATTTTTGGTTGTCTAGTTTCATTTTTTCTTTTTAAATTAAGCAGTAATTTGAGTTATCCACAGCCCTCCTTTTTTTTAGTATTTGCACTAATAATTATACTTGATATAATAATTAACACAACAAGAGGTTGTGGATAAAAATTAAAAACTTTTATCACTAGAGTTCAAAATATTATGTTACCAAAAAATATAAATCAATACTTATTAGACAGGGGCTTAACTCAAGAGGTTATTGATTCCTCTAAATTAGATTGGGATGGAAATAGAATAGTGATTCCTGTGTTCGACGAGAACAGGAATTTTTTATTTAACAAGTATCGTCGATCACCAGATGTAGAAGACGGGCCGAAGTATATGTACGACAAGGGATCGAGCTCGGCGCTCTACAATACTCACACTGTAGCCCAACACACGATGGTCATTGTCACCGAGGGTGAGATGGATGCTCTCCGACTAGAGTCCGCCGGGTACGTAGCTGTGTCTACAACCGGCGGCTCGAGCACCTTCAAAGAAGAATGGGTTAAATTTTTCGAAGGCAAATTCACCTGCGTTTGTTACGACAACGACGAAGCCGGATTCAAGGGGGCGCTCCATGTGATAGAATTGATTCCCGACGCTAAGATTGTTTTATTGCCGGAAGAGAAGGACGTCACCGACTACCTAAAAAAGAATCCGGTGCAGTCGTTCAAAAACTTAGTGATAGACGCGGAGAAGTATGATCTCTCGGGGAAGACGAAAGAAGTCCTCGATAGAATGGTCGATCAGAAAAGAAGAATGAACGGGGAGAACAAGGACACGCGATTCGTCGAGTTTATTCTCGACAAGTACATCGCGAAGTACGAGGAAGAGAAGTCGGTGAAGAATAAAAAACACAGCGCCATCGACATGCCGACCGACCGAATCGACCGCGCGAAGTCCACGCCCATCAACCACCTCGCCACGTTCAATCACTCCGGTTTCAGGCGCTGTTTCTGGCACGATGAGAAGACTGGAAGTTTAAAATATTATCAAGAAAAAAATCGCGTGCACTGTTTCGGGTGCGGCAAGAACGGTGATGCCATCGATGTACTGATGGCGATGAAGAAGTGTACGTTCACCGAGGCGGTTGAATTTTTGCTTGGAACCTAGAGATCCTCACTGGTTCTGAATGGGCGCCCTAATATTCGTCCACCAGAGGCAAGAAAGAACTACACCAGTGAGGATCCCTCGGTTTCAAACAGACAAATTAAAAGTCAATGTCAATAACAACATTCAAACAATTAGAAGAAGAATTCAAGAAGGTGTTCCTCATCGTCGACCCCGGAATACTCAAGCTCATCATGTCCGTGGTGATTGGTAACAAGCTACCGGTCGACCCTATTTGGCTGATGATGGTGGCCGCGTCGTCTGGTGGTAAGTCCGAGCTCATGCTCACACTCGATAAAATCGGTGAGTCCATCATTCCTATCTCCGACCTAACCACCAACACCTTCGCTTCCGGTCAAAAGAAAACAGGCAAGGAAACATCCCTGCTCCACAAAATGAAACCAGGTTCGGTCTTGGTGTTCAAGGACTTCACCTCCATCCTCGCCAAGAATCGTGAGTCCAAGGGTGAAATTATGGCCCAGTTGCGTGAAATCTTCGATGGTAAGTACACCAAGCGAACCGGTACCGGTGACGACGTTATCTGGAACGGTAAGGTCGGAGCACTCGCTGGTTCAACAGAGACCGTGTACCAGTACAACGAAGACTTCTCGGCCATGGGAGACCGATTCATTATGTACTCGATTCATCTACCAGACCGTATGGAGGTCGCTCGAAAGGCAATCAAGAACATCGAGGACATGAAGGAAAAGCGACTCCACCTACAGGACTGCGTGAAAGAATACATCGAGTATGTTCTAAAGAACATGAAGCCGACGTCGCTTAATCTAAGCGAGGAAGCCGAGAATGACATCCTCCGGGTGGCCGACTTCTGTACTGCCGTTCGCTCTGGTATCGTCATGGACGAGCGCGACAGGTCGCTTGTCCGATTCGTGCCATCAACCGAGACACCGACCCGTGTCGTTCAGCAGCTTTACTCTATCGCTAAGGCTCTCGCGACCATGAACGCCGTCGAGAACAGCGACGAAAAAGGCCACTTGAAGTACGAAGACACGCAAATTGTCTACAAGATAGCGTTCGACTCGATTCCGATTATGCGCCGTATGGCACTGACTGCCCTAGCTAAGTACCGAGGAGGGGTGACCACCAAGGCACTCGCTACCTCACTCAACTATCCGACCAAGGTGGTGAACGGCTGGCTGTCGCAGCTCAACGGATTAAAAATCTGCAATCGTATCGCGAACGGTAACGCCGACAAGTGGTATCTCAAAGACGAGTACCGCAAGATCATGGTTGACTTCCAGGGTATCCAACCAGTCGAGGACTCACTCGAGGACATCGAAGAGGACCCAGGATTCACCGACGAACAGATTGACCCAAGCTTCCAGGATTTCAATCTACCGTCCGACGAGCAGGACGGGTCGTTTGATGAGATGGCTAACGGTGGAAAATTATTATGATAAACAAAGGACTAATGACCAGTAATACTCCGGAATGGGCAACTCCACAGGACTTTTTTGACGAAATAAATAAAGAGTTCAATTTAGAAGTCGATGTTTGTGCCGACAAAACAAATTCTAAATGCCTTGCATATTGGAATAAACAAGATGATGGATTATCAAAAGATTGGAGCGATATGCGTTGTTGGATGAATCCTCCTTACGGTAGAGAGATAGGCAAGTGGATCAAAAAAGCGGCAACGGGGGGGGGCAGACGTAGTTGTTTGTCTTCTACCGGCACGTACGGACACCCGCTGGTTTCACGATTATATATACAACAAAGCCGAGATACGTTTTATAAAGGGTCGACTCAAATTTGGTGGATGCAAAAACTCCGCCCCTTTTCCATCTATGGTTGTAATTTTTAGAAAGTAATGCAGCTCTACAAACATCAGCAGCGAATAGTCGACACGAATCCTGATCGTATTCTTTTAAATTGGGCGTGTGGTACCGGAAAATCTATCGCCGCGCTTATCCTCGCGAACAACAAGCCCGGAATGAACGTGCTTATCATCTGCCCGAAGTCAGTCAAAGCCAAGTGGCAGCGCGAGGTCAAAGCGTTCGGTGACCCGAAGAAGAACTGGCTTGTTCTAACCAAGGAGGAATTCCGCCGCGACTTCAAGGAGATTGGCCGGTACGATATCGTCATCGTCGACGAAGCGCATTTTTTTTCTTCTCTAACTAGCCAGATGTCAAAGGCTCTGTCCCAGTACCTCAAGGCGTACGACATCAAGTACCGACTTCTACTTACTGCAACAAGCTACATGTCGACTCCGTGGAACATCTACATGCTTGCCAAGCATCTAGGTCGTGATTGGAACTACATGAGTTTCCGACGTAAATTCTTCTACGATATTATAATGGGAGGAAGACCCGTCCCGGTCATTAAAAGCGGTATAGAGGGCGAAATTGCGCGCTTGGTAGGGGAAATCGGTGACGTTGTTAAGCTCGAGGAAGCGATGGACCTACCCGAGCAGACCTTCCGAGAGGAATACTTCGAGATCAATCCAAATCAGAAGCGTGAGATAACCCTGATCAATAAAACGGAATACAACCCGGTCGTCAAATACACCAAGATCCACCAGATCGTAAACGGAACGCTGAAGGGTGACGGCTACACCGAGGACCGATTCTTTCCGTACGAGAAAGCCAATCGTGTCCTCGAATACTGCGAGACAACCGACAAGGTGGCTGTTGTGTGCCGCTACAATCTACAAATCAAGAGCCTCGCCCGGATGATCGAGAGAGAACTACCCGACCGCAAGGTGTTCATCATTACCGGGGAAACTCAGAATCGCGACCAGGTGACCCAGGACATCGATGCTATCGACAAGTGCGTTGTGTTAGTTGGTTCGTCCGTTTCTGAAGGCTATGAGCTCCCATCGGTTAACCTTATTATCTTCGCTTCACTTGATTTCAGTTACAAAAACTACTCTCAGATGTGTGGTCGCTTCCTTCGAATCAATCGTCCAACCAAGAACGTCTACGTCCACATGATAGTGAAGGATACAATCGACGAAGCAGTTTATAAATCGATGCTCGAGAAGAAAGACTTCGACGTCGCTATCTACAATCAACCAAAATGAAAAAAGTAATCTTAAAGCTCGATAAAAAAGACATCTTCGTACTCTACGAAATAGTTATGCGCGAGATGTTGTATTACCAATCCACAGCTCCTTTCTATACAAAGATGGTCAAGCCACTGTATAATAAAGTCTATGCAGTGCGAAGCCGATTTTCAGACACCGTTTACCCGCTGGTTAAAGTACACCGACCTGTTTCCAAGCGGAAAGCTAGTCTACGAACTAAAGTTCACTAAGGAGCGGAGCCTTCCCTTCAACGCTGTTATGGAGCACCAGCTCGCCGCCCTCTATACCGCGAAGCACGGCCGCCTCCCTTATAAAATAGCCGACGTCGGTATCGCCCGGAAGCCATGTGATGGATTCATGGTCGCCGGTTCGAACGCTGTCGTTGGCATTATGTACTACCTTACCCGTGGCTGTAAGGAGTTTTTTATAATCGATATCGATGTATTTCTAAACGAAAAGGAAACATCTAAGCGGAAGTCCCTTACAGTCGACCGGGCCCGGGAGATTGGCACGTCCTGTTATTTAAAATGAAAACACTAATAGTCCTTGCGCTTGTTTTTTATCTATTGAAATACCATACCGACAAGGTCGTCGTGGCCGTGTTCGCCGTCGGGTGTCTGCTCGTTCCGTTCGCTACTTATTTAATCCTAGCATTAGCGAGCGTGCTCGCTTTCTTATTGCTAGGACTAATTAGCGGCTCCCTCTAGCCATCCAGTACGAGATTGTGTGTCGGAGATCCTCCTCGATTTCCTGTTTGTACAACCACTCGAAGTACGTCTTGTCCGAGCGCATGATATCCTCGAACGTTCTGTCCTTGTACTTTCCGAATCGCATTTTCTTCAAGAGGATTGGTTTCTTGGTTATTTCAGTGAACTCCTTGATTGCTGATTCCTCGGTACAGCCCGATAGTTTCATATAGTCCGCGAGCATTTTCTCGAACACCTTAGCGAGTACAATCACGTCGCCACCAGCATCGTGTGCGGTCGCGTCCACCTTGATTCCCCATAGATAGCGAAGATACTGGAGCTTGTACTGTGGTAGATCATATAGAACCTGCGCGATTTTGTAGGCGCAGATGTAGTCGGTGATGATTACATTCTCCCGGGCCATGACTTCGACATCAAACTTGGCATTGTAGGCGACAGCGATTCTATTGACAAATAAATCACCAACCTTTTGCTGGTAGTCACCAGCGAACGGCTGGCAATTTGCGACCATCTCCTCAGTGATATGGTGCACGGCCATGGCCTCGATATCAATCGGAACAGGGGGTTTGACCAACAAGGAAGAAGGGGGAGTTGCGCCGTCGATTGAGTAGGCGAACTGGATCAGGCGGCCCTCTTCGGCGGAGGTTGTTTCGGTGTCAAAGTAAATTATGTTTTTCATATTATTTTTTATTTAACTCTAGCCATAAATTTGCAACAGCTTCTTCGGGGATTAAAGTTATATCCATACTCGTTGTTATAAATTCGCCTTTATCATCTATTCCACAAGCAATGTAGTTATTCTGACCAATTTCTCTTTCTAATTTCCAAAACTTATCCCCACACGCTTCTATAAGATCGGAGAGAGTTGGAAATTTCACGATATCACCGTAAGATTTTAAGGGGCTATTGTCAATTCCTACTATTCCCCTATACGCATTTGGAAATTCATTAGAAAAATAATCTCCATTTTTAAATACCTGTGGAAATCCAGTATCCTTTAATTTTTTAGCTAGTTCGTATGTAATCATTTCTTTTTCTTAGTTATACCAGTCGTTGGTAAGGGGGTGATTAAAACTTGCGTGATTTTAGTATATCCGTACATTTTTGCAGTGATACTTGCCATAAACTTGTCCAGTTTTATATCTACAACAATGCCATCGTCATTCAGTGTCGCCCACGCCTTTATCCCCTTCTGTTTGTTTTGTTTAGACATAAAATTATCCCGTTACACTATATCCACACTTTTTACATTTCCAAGTGGTGGTCTTATAAATTGCTGGAACGGCTCTAACCCCAACCATATCGTCAATCGTGGCTACATCTTCCACTTTCTCGATTGGTGGTTGTTCGACATAAACCTCACTACTACCGCATTTTGTACATACTATTTTCATTCTCTTTAGGCGTTGTCGCCGATTAAATTAGTAAAAAAGCTTTCGATGTTTTTGCCAGAAGCTAGGTGGTCGATAAACTCTAACATTTTGAAATGCCATTCTCCTGCACCAGCATTATGATTATATCTATTGCCGTGACTATTCTGTAAGGTAAAACCATAGTTAATCTCTTGCCACCCCTCCGCCTTGCCTAAGCATTGCCAGAATCGGGGGTCGAGGAGGCAGTGTGTTTCGTAACTCTGACGATATTCATACCCACCCTCTATTGCTTTTTTAATTGCTTGTTCCATATCCTTGTAACTTATTTAATAAACCTGCTAAAATCACCATTACATCCCCTTCACTCTCAGCCATAATCCCCTTAATCTGACTTAGTAGCTCTATGCGTTCAAGGTCTCGACCAGCTTGAAAGGAGCGGTCAATGGTGGTGGAGAGCGCATTCTTAATCTTCTCAAATAGTTCCCAATTATCAGTCCCATCTTTATTCGTATGCGGAATCATTGAATGCATACACCCAGACCCATCGCAATCATATGATAGCTCGTCAAAAAACTTTTCCTTAATTTCTGCAAGATTTGTTGTCATTTTATTTTGAGTTATATTCTATGGCCTTCCAATTTACTATTGTCACAATTAAAAATGGAGTGCAATTATTAAGCTTTATGGCGTGTTCGACTGCATCAGCCACTGTATCAAATTCGTCATCTTCAAATTTGAATCCATCAGTTCTATAATCAAATAGTATTTTGTATTTCATTTTATTTTAAGTGTTTCTTCTAAACGAGCGATGGGGGTTAGTAATTATTATCGACTTCCTTTTGTTTCTTTAGTAATCTTCTGTGCGGAGTACAAACATAAATCAATCCACCACGGCCATTAAACTCAAGATGTTTTCCTTTTTCTCCACAAGGAATCCATTCACATTTCTTCCTCTCTCTACCTGATACACTCTCGGTTGGTTGGTTAGTTGTCATTGGAATGTAGTTAAAACTTTAACTTCTTAGTAAAACAGTTGCAGCACTGGAGATGCTCACGACCATCGACTATCACCTCTTTACAGAAACAATGTTCGCAGTTAGGTTTATCTTCCTTCCCAAAACAAGAAGTATTACTGTGTCCCCCGCACGTTGGGCCTACAATATCACCAACATAACCATTCGGGTAGATGGGAAGTCCACAAATTTTACAATTGAAATACATCATATTTTTATTTATTAGTTATTTTCTTCTTCTCTACACTCCCGGCAGTTGTTTGGGTTGGCATATTAGTTGTTTGTTATAGTTGGTAACAATAGGAGTTGCTGTATCTTGACTAGCTTACAGTGTCTAATCATATTATCTTCCTGACTCCATAGATATTCGTCCACCAAAGCATAGTCACCAATTAGACCACTGACAATTTTTAATCCACTATTACCAAACCACCGCTTAATTCTAACAATGCTACCTCTTTCAATTTTACTTTTCATACTTCTTTTTAATTAAACTCTGATTTGGCATCTTCGTATCTTTGTAATTTTTTCGACCAATGTTTTATTCTGTCTACGATATGGCCTTTTTCAAACCACCCGCAGTTTGCTAAGTCCTTACTCAATTCTAGTATCTCACTCTCTATTTCTTTTTTAGTCCACTTGTGAGTCGTTAAAGTACAACTAACCATTCTTGGGCGGCAACATTCACAAGGTGTTATTTGATTTTCTAATGGGTATATTACTGGCCACATATCTTTATTTTAATTAACCTCGCTTGTCGAGGGCATCTCCCCTGCTGGACGAGAGAGGGGTTGTCAATCTAATAAAAACTATCGTAATGCCTATCCACCAAAGGTGTATAGAAATGTAATAGTCCCTAGTAGGTCCATAGAGCTCCCTTGCTAAAGTTACTCCGACCGCCCTTTGCCGACCGCTGTATCTAGTATAGTTAATTATTTCAAATCTCTTTGGCTTGTATGGTCCCATATTATTATTTAATTGATTCGCTGTCGCTCGCCGACAGGGTTTGTAAAATGTCCTCGACATCATTGGCAACTTTCAAAAGCATCTCATCGTGATAGTTAGAATAACCATCGCCACTGTCGTAATTCATCATCCTTTCTTTTAGACTACTCTTTATCCTCTCCGCAAGCTCCCTATCACGGGAGGCGAGGAGGTGGGTGATGTCTGTTTTGATTATATCGAACGAGCGATAGTTCTCTTGGTTGTCTTGTAAAATCCAACCTTTGTACTTCTCATCAAACCTCTCCTCCCAGCTTTGTTTTTTATTTTGTTGTGTCATTTTGGTTTTTAGGAACATCAGTATCTCCACCTTTTAGGGTCAACATACTCTCGATAGTAATGTGTTGTGACTTAAATAGTTCCGTCAGATTAGTAAGCCCTTTAGCGACTGTGGCTAAAACTTCTAGGGCTGGTGCATCCCATTTAACCCCATAAAAGTTACAGCCTTTTACCTCGTTGTATATTCTATTTTTTATTTGCTTTTTCATTTTATTTAATTAAGGTGATTATCGGCACTGGGGAACGAACCAACAGTAACTAGAATTTTCTCCGCTGATTCTTTCACATTAAAGTGAGAGTTCCATGCTCTACCTCATCTAGTATTAAGCTACTTCACAGATTACTCTGTGGGCAGGGTTCGAACCTACATCCCCGATACCGACAATCTTTATTGAGAACTTGGCGCTAAAGATAACTGGTGGTTCTTGCAAACACCTGAAACCATAGTGTTCATCATATTTTGTAACCGTATATCTCCAGCTTCAAATTCTCAATCTTTATTCAGCGACAGGTGGGGAGCGCTCAACCGTTGAGCTACCGACAGTTATCAAGTTTGTACAAACCGTCATACTGTGGGATGGATTCGAACCATCATTACCTCTCCCCCCATCTATCGCCGAATTTGTTAAAGACCTACTCCACGCACCTCTCGCATACACTCTCGAGCCCCAAGTCGAATAGTCCGCCGCACCTCTCGCACTTCACTGCGCACCAGATCGTCGTTCCCCTTGCTATCGCACGATTCGGCACGAGCTCGTCCACGGCTTTCTTCACCCCCGGCCACGCGTCGCAGTAATCGTGCCCGCAGATCATTCCACCGAGCTTCAGTAATAGGAACGCGGACGCGATGTCCCCCTTCACCTCCTCGTACGTGTGCCCCCCGTCGATGAATATCATGTCGAACTTGGTCCGGTTCGCGATCATAATCGAGGCGATGTTACTGAAGTTGCCCCTTATCGATAGCAGGTGCCCGGACATAAGGGAGTCGTATCCGTTTTTAAAGAACTCCAGAAAGGCGTTGTCGCCGTCGTCGAGCTTTGCTGAAGCGTGCCCGGAGTCTCTTTCGTTCTTCGAACCGTTAAAATGGTCGACCGAGACGACCCGACCCTTGGTATTGTCCGCGATAGCCCGTGTTGAGCGCCCGTGCCACGAACCAATCTCGAGTATCGAGTCATAGAATTTGGCCCAGTCCGCGAGCCAGGTCAATTCGGCTTCGGTCATCCAGCCGTCTATTTGTTTTGCGCGTTCGATGTTAATCATGTTGTTTAAAGTTATGTGAGAAACCCCAGTAGCGTGGTCTTATTTCCTTACTAAATATAAAACCTTTATAATCAGATTTTCTAAATCCTTCACCTTCAAGGGGTCTTCGTAAGACTTTAACGAACATAACTTCAAAAACACCACCACCAATTCTTCCATAATCGACCCGATAACATATTCGGAAATGCCATTTACCGATGATTGCTGCGTCTATAGTTTTTGAAACTTCTGTTGCTTTCATTTTTTAGACAATTTTAAATGCGCCGTCGGCGTACACTGCACCATTGACTACGTGGCCGTAATTAACCGATGTGTCTACGAAAGATTTGACCCCCAAATCTTTTAAGATCTTGTAGAAGTAAATATCCTCACCCCAGAATCCCGACCCGTCCTCCTTTCGTATCACGTGGAAGTATGGCATGTCCATCTTCTCGATCACCGACATCTTGACGAGCACTCCGCCGAATCCGGCTGCCTCGGTCTCCTGCAGTCCGGTGTTGAATTTGTAGTCGCGGTTCTCGGCTGTGCCGAATTTATTATCGAACGTAAGCTTTCGGAAGTGGACCGGTAGGGTAGGGAGTTTGCGTGTCATATACATCCCGCCGACCACGTCGACGTTGTGCGCGATGAGCTTGTTCACTGTATCGGCTGGGTAGATCATATCCGCGTCCATATAGAACACGAAGTCCACCTTTTGCTTGATTGCGTCCATGGTCGCAACGTTCCGCATCTCCGCGATGTCGTAGTAATCGTAGAACCCGGACGTTACCTCGTGGCCTGCCTCGGATGTCACGAAGAGCATTTCGATCAGTGAGCGAGCGAACTGGATGTTCACCTCGGGTCTGTTATTTATGATTGCTATTAGTATTTTCATTTTGCTTTGCTACTTTAGAATAAATATAATTATTGTGTGGTTTCGACAATTGCAAGTTGTTCTTCCTCTCGTATCGTGCCATCTGCGAGATGTGTCCGTTCAACCACTCGAGACCGACTAGCTGATTGCACACCGGGCACCTCGTTTTTGTTTCTGAACTTTTCATTTCTTCATATAGATATTCTGACCGGCCTGGTGTTCGCATTCATGCTGGAATATCTGTGCCTGAACACCGTACAGCGTCTTGTTTCTTTTAACGAACTCGTCGTCTTCGACTGTGACGTAGTTCACTATCACTTCATTGTATCGTGGCATCTTTTTGTCCTGTCTATTTGGAAACGACATGCACCCCTCGAGCATCGTGGTCTTCTCTCTTTTCTCGATTACCTCGGCGTTGATCATTATCGTGTCCCAGGCGCCCTCCTTGGCTGGTATTATCCCAGGTAGGACAACGAACAGAGCGATGGGCTCCGATGTCACCTGAGCGTGGTGTAGAGCGAGTCCAGCGCGTCCCTGGGACTGCTTGAGCTTGTTCTGTGCGAATAACAAGTCGGTCATCTCGCGGGCGATCGACAACACCTTGTCCTTCTCGGAGTTCAAGTCCTCGATTCGTCGTGATGGTCGCTTGGCTGGTTGGGCGTGAAGTATTCTCATATTAGATATTTCTCAATATATCGAAGTCTTTCATCGAATTGCTGCTTCCTTTAAACGGAGTCTTCGCGGTCTCCGGATTACACTGCCATCTGATTATCTCAGTCAGCAATCCGATAGTGGAGTCACTAGCCTCCTGGACTTTTCTGGCACCGTTTTCCTTGGCCGCCTTAATTTCTGAGAGAGAAGAGTTTATCTCCTTTTGAAGACGATAGTTCTCGTTGTCCAGGTGATATCTTTCTTTTCTAACGATTTCACTTTCGGCCTTTACTCTGGCCAATTCTTCTTCTAATGATTTTAGACTTATTTGTTTTTTCTTCATGATTTTATTAATTAATTTTTGCTCCCCACTTAATACACGTCTCTTTGTCCGGATTGAATTGTGAGTCCACGACCTCTTGACTCATCTCTTCGAACGGAACCTCCGATTTGTATTCGTTCTGATAGTGCCACTTGCTGATCTTGCAGACCCGGGTCTGTCCTTTTATTTCCTCGACTCCACCCATCGCGTCGCAGAATCCCTTCCTTAGATTGTATTCTTTTTGTTCCTCCATCTTAACCCTCGCCTCCTTGACGTCCATCTCGGCTTTCACTTTTTCTTCGGGAGTCATCGCTACTTTATTCTTTTGAACTTCAATGTAGTCTTTGAACACACGGCCGTGTAACTCAGACACCGCCACAATTAAAGTGGTAACTTTACTTTGATAACCCCTTCTGTCCATAATTTCTTGGATCATGTCGTCGATTTTTTTGGGAAACCGAACTTGATATGCTTTCTTTTCTTCTTTCATACTGTAATTATAATTTATTAACTTTTAATGCACAACCCCTTGTTGTGGATAACTTTAAAACAATAATTCTTATTATTGTTTCCTTGTGCGTTACGCTTTTTATTGTCCGTCTTGGCCGGTAGAAACAAGCTCCCAACTCCCCGACGTCAATTCAAGTAGCGACTCCCTCGCCATCTGGAGGGCCTTGTGCGCTTTGATTTTAGCCTGGCGCGCGTTTATTTCGGCTTTCGCGGCCTCCAGGTTATTCACGAGCGCTATCCGGTAGGCTTCGACTTTCTCGTTGATGATTTGTTCGTTTAGTGTGTCCATATTATTTTAATAATTCTATTAATTTTGGGTCTTCTATGATGTTCCCGGCGTAATCGACTACTCCCTGTCTGAAGTCTTTATCAGTACAACAATCGCATACGCCCCTCAATTCATTAATATGACCGACAAGTTTCCAGTCTCGAGCATATTGTGCCTTAACCAGGTCGCCCACTTTTATATCATTGCGATTTTTAATCATACTATTTTATTTTATCCTGTAGTAGCTTTATAAGTTGTGGTACGTCCGCAACTCTAATTCTGAATACTTTCAACACAACACGTCCATTTGGAGAGTATTCTGTGATAAGAACGTCGTCAGTTTGTTTAACCCCATCGACTATGCGAGTCTCCTGTTCAATTTTAAATTTGTTTAATACTTCCATTATAATATTTCTTTTAATTTTTCTACGTAATCCCGTGCTTCCTTTTCGCTTTCGAATTTTATTTCCTTCTTCACCGGATAGAGCATCTCGACTTGGAGTCTGCCGTCCAGGTGAACATAGAATGCGAATTGCACCGGGATTTGCTTGTAAATGATTGGGTAAGTCATCTTAATTTTTATTTACATTCTCACCCCAGATAATAAGAAAGATACAGATCGCGATTCTCCAGTCTATGAAGGCCAATAAGAACCAAGCTACCAGTGCCAATACTAATATGATTGTCTTGTATGTTTTCATTGTTAAGTGCGCCGTCGTTAATTTTTTTATAATTGACCTGCGATATCGACTTGCCGATCATTATCATTTTTCTTCTTTTTCCTCAAAACTGGATTAAATATGGAGGGTGTCCGCCGTTCCACATTCGTTCCCTGATCGCTTGGCGTGCCTCCTCGCTCAATTTGCTTGCGAGCTTAGCCTGATTTTCATGATCGAACATGGCGACAATGCCCATGATGTTGTCCTCGATGTTTCGCAAGTCTTTGATTCGGCTTATTTTCTCGCTGGCGTAGCCGTATTTGTCGCTGTCCGTGTCTACTTCTTTCCATCATCCGTTAGCACGGAATATTCATAGCTATAACCCGATTTTTCTTTTCCCTCTATAATTGATTTGACTGACTTAAAAGAAAAGCCTAAAGTCTCACATCCCCCGACATCTATACCAAATAAAATCTAT